CTTGCTGAGGGCAAGCTGATCTCTGAGGGTGAAATAATCCGATCGAGCGTCTGCTGCGAGTTCGGCGGTGCCTGCATCAGCCACGCCGCCGGCGCTGGTTTTTTCGGTGCCGGCGGCGCTGCAGGTGGCATTGATGCGCAGCCGCTGACGGCGCTCATCAACAGCCCGGCGCAGCTCAAGGTTTGAAGCGCGTTCATCGTCCAGCTCCAGGGTTCGTTTAAGATCAATCGCGTCACGGTCGGCCAGCATCTCGCCGCTGATGCGGGCGGCTTCACGCAGGCCTGTCACTTCAAACTGAGCGCTGTCGCGCTCGCGGCGAGCGGTATCGCGCTGCCCTTCCAGGGTGTCGAAACCGATCCAGGCGACCAGGGCCAGCACAATTAGGAATAAGGCCTCGCGCGCCATTACAGGCCCTCCGCGCACAGTCGCGATTCGGCCAGCCGGCGGGCATGCAGGCCTGGTACAAACTTTTTGCGGCCCACGGCGTCGGTGACATAAGCCCAGACGGGTGTTTTGCCGTCCGCGGCCCAGGCCAAAGCCTTGCAACCCTCGGCGATGTGTCCGGCGTTGATCAGGCCCACGGAACGACTGGCGCAGGTGCTCGGCACGCCAACGTTGTGGCTATGGCTGGTCAATGCATCGAACGTCTTCTGGCCCACTTTCTGGTTCGAGAGGCAATCAGCAAGCGCCAATTGCCCTTTCTGAATCACCAGCTGCTCCACCTCGGCGCAGCGCGCTGGTGACCAGTAATCACCAACCACCAACTGATACGGGCTGGTGTGACGGGTAATGCCCTTGCACACCGTGGGCAGGCCACGGGCCAGTTGGTCGGGGTAAACGACGTTCTGGCCGTTGCCCTCCCACTTGCCCAGGAACGCGACCAGGGGAGCGCTGGCCAGCACGATGACGCCGGTGGCGATCTTGTTGCGCAGGCTCATGGGAACAGGACCCGGAGCAAAGCCGGTCCGACCATCTGCGCCACAACGCCCAGAACGGTCAGTACCGCCAGCATTCTGGTCACCTTGGTGCCAATGTCGGACACAGTGGCGGTCAGCTCACGCTGGCCGTCATTGAGATCCGAGAGCTGGACGGCCATATGTTCGAACTCGCCTTCCAATCGCGTAACCCGCGTCGGCACGGTTGCATGGCGGTCTTCCAGATCGCTGACCCGGTGTTCAAGCACAGCGAAGCGGCTTTCCAGATTGCCTTTGGGCGTGGCGCGAGCGGTCATCGGCGCTGTCCTTGCTCGAAAAGGGATTGGCACGGCACGCAGCGGGTCATGCCACCAAGGGCGCGCCGTTGTTCAGGGATCGGCTTATCGCAGTCCTGGCAATCGGTCAGGCTTGGCCCGCTCGGACGCGCTTGGGCGAGCTGGGCGGCAATCGCCTGGTCACGCTGGCGTTGCTCCAGCGCCTGGGCACGATCGAACGGGCACACCATCAGCGCAGACCGTCGATTTCAGCTGCGGCCAAATACGGCACGCCGTTGACGCGAATAAAGTCCGGGCTGGTGACCTCGAAAGGCACCTTGTGCTTGGACTTCTCGCCGCCCTTGGGATCGACACTGAGCAGGCTGGACACCTTCAACTTGCAGCCGAAAGCCTCGATGCGCAGCTCCTCTTCGCCGGCCTTGGCAAAGAACACCACGTCGAAGGGCTCCAACTGGCGAAAGCTGCCGGCCGAACGTGCAGCCTCGATCAGCAGGTTGAAGTTGCTGGTGTCGAACTCGAACTCGCCGCTGGCCGCCACGTCACCATCGACGGTGCCATTGGGCACACCACGGGTTTGCGCCGTTGCGCTGTTGTCGGTGATATCCAGGGTGCAGCTTTCGATATGCACCTGGAGGTCGCCCAGGTTGATGTCGAAGTTTTTACCGCCAATACGGGACATAGGGGGTTACTCCGAATCGTCGTTGGAAAGATCCAGGGCGATGTTCGCCGTGAGGTCTTTCGGGCAGTTGAGGGGCTTGATCTTGATGTACACCTCGACCTTGGTTTTGGTGATCCAGACCAGGACGATGTCGCCGTCTTTCGGCGCCTCGATCTCTCCCGGGAACACCTGGCCAGCGAAGGTCGCGGACTTGGCCATGGCGCGCAGTGGCTTCATCAAGGCACTGACAGCGGCCGCCATGCTGTTGGGCGTGTTGTTCAGGCGCCGATCGGCAACGCGCAGGATCAGCAGCGGACGCACCTGACGCGCAGCCTTGTCGGCCAAACGCAGGTACTCGACCACCTGGAAGTCGCTCGCCGGCGCATCGAGCATGTTGCCGTCGCCCCAGAACACACCCGGGTAATCCGGATAGGTCTGCGAGACAGAGAAACGAGCCTTGTCGAGTTCGGAGCGGATGGCCGAAGGCAGCGGTACGCCATCCTTGTCGTTGGGCACAGGGCCCAGGCCCAGCACGGCACCGGAGGCCACACGCATCGGGCTGTCGGCAATGCTGACGGCCGCATTGGCCAGGCGCCCAGCCAGAACGCCCAAGTCATTGCCGTGCAACTGGGGAACGACCAGAACACGCGGCGCAGCCAGATCCTGGTTGATCGCCTTCTGTTCCGTCAGGTAGTCCGACCAGGTCTGCTGGGCAAGGATGCCGACGGTGCTGGCCATCACGAACAGGCGGCGCCCGTAGGTGTTGCTGATAGCAATCGCGGCGGCGTGCATCGCCGACAGTTCTGCCGCGTCGGTCACCGGCTTGGTGATCACCACTGCCTCGACAGAAAAACCCTGTTGCTGGGCCATTTCGAGCGCGTCGGACCAGTCGTCGTCTGCAGCGAGCGGAGCGGCCAGGCACGCCCAGCGATCGCCGCCGTTAAGGCGTGCGGCAGTGACCTGGGTTTTCAGATCACTGGCAGGAACGCCCAGCATCACGTCCAGATCGCTGTCGGTGTTTAAAGGGATCAGGCTGCCAACGCTTTTGGCGCCAGGCCCGATGAAAAGGAAATAGCGCTCGATCTCGGTCACGGCACCCTGGCCGAGGTTGAGATTGTTGACGCTGACTGTGCCAAGTGCCATGCAGTGCCTCGTTAGCGGGTTGAGTTGAGGATTTGTTGCAGCACCTGGTTAACCAGCAGGCTGGTGTCCCGGTTGGTGCTGACGCCCAGGAACTGGCGCTTGGGCAGGGTGATTTCCCAGCTTTGTGCACCGGTGCCCTCGGCTTTTTCGTCGGACAGGATGCGAATCAGCAACCCGGCCTTGGCGTAATTCACGTGTTCTTGAATCCACGCTACAGACGGCCGTGTGAGACTCTTTTTGCCCGCCTGGCGCACCTTGAAGCCCAGGCGACGCAAGCGCTTGGCCTGCTTGTCAGTCGCTGCCAACCCTTCAGGCACCCGGTTCCAGCGGCGCATCTGCGCAGCGGTTCGGCGTTCGGAGGCGCCGTTGTGCTGTTGCGCGGCGACCCAACTGGTCAAGCCGTTGCGCCAGCCCAGGGTCGCGCTGTCAGGGGTCAGGGCGGTGACCTGGAGCAACTTGCCCAGACCGGCCTCCATCTTCTTTTTGCCCTTGCCGTCGCCCTTGCGGGCCTCGAATGGCGAGCCGTCGAGGTTCTGCTGGTCACGGATCCGCTTGCGGCCCATGGTCCGGATCCGTTTGCTGACATTGTTGAGCAGGCGCCGGCGCAGCTGGGCGGGCAGGCTGAGCAGAGCCAACTGCTCGCGCACGCCCAGATAGCCCCGGGTATCGAGCTCGAAGGTGCTACGCGCCACGGCTGCGCACCTCGCCCTGTTCGGCCGTCCAAAGATCAAACGGCACCAGGCCCCATTTCTTGCCGAAAGCATCGATCTCGCCGTTGGGATCCTCGGCCATGTGTTGGGCTTCGACGAACTCGAGGGTCAACTCGACGTCGGCCAGATCGTTGTCCAGGGGCTCAATAATGAATTTCGGCGCCGACAGGTCATCGCGGTCGTCATCATTGGTCTCGAGCCAACTACCGACCAAGGCCATCAACAGCGCCGGGTTGGCGCCAAAACGTTCCAGCACAATGACGGCGCTGTAACTCATGTCGCCCAGGTGCATGCCGTTGGGGCCTGGCTTCCAGACCAGGTCCAGGTTGACCTGTTCGGGCCAACTGTCGACCTGCTCAGGCAACACCAAACGACTGTCGATCAAGTACTTGGTTAAGGCGCGGAGTTTGATCACGACAGAAACTCCCCGAGCATGCTCAGACGGAATTCTTCTTCGGACATGGTCTGCCGATGGGTGCTGACAAAATCGCGGTAGTCAAAAAGCCAAAGGTGCCGCTCAAGACGGTTTCCGTAGTCACGGACAAGCCGCATTAGGAAGTCATTTTCCGGGAGGTCTTCACCCACGACGCGAAGGCGTGCAGCAGTAGTCGAGTAGTAACCGCCGGGGCGGAATTTCACAGACTTCAGCTGATCGAACTCGTCGTAAAACCAGGTGCAGCGCTCAGCATGCATGTGGCCTGGCAGCGCTTCACCGTCAGCAATTACCGTTACCCCTGGCATTTGGACGGGCAGCCACTGCACCAGCTCAGGGACGCAGACAAATACAACTGGATTTCCGTGTTCCGCGGCGGCGATGGCCTTATTGCACAAACGAGTCGTTTTCCCCGTCATACGCGGGGAGATTTCGAGGTAGGCGATTTTCACGATCTGGCTCATAGCAGTACCGCCGTAATGCGGCCACGGCCCTGCAGCGAGCGGACAGCCTGCTGGCTGAACTCGAGGAAGGTTTCGCCACGCTCGGGCAGTTCTTTGCCGGTGTTTTCCGCGCTTTCACGACGGGTCACGGTGGCGAACTGGGTCAGCAAGCTGGCCTTGGCGCGACAGTACACGGCGCGCTTGTACGTCGATGTGTGAAATGTGCGCTCCGGCAGCACCATAGGGTCAGCAGATTCCACGGTGGTGATGCCCACGTTCTGCCATTGGCCCTTGCGCTTGGCGAGATCTCGATTGACCTCGGTCATCGCCGTGGTCAGATCAGTGACCAGCATGTCTACCAGGTACTCCGCCGGCAGGCGGTAACCTTTCTGGAACTCGGCCAGGGAGAGGTCCGGCCAAAAGCCGTCGTTCTCGATCGCCTGATCCACAAAGGTGGTGGGTTTCCCGGAAAAGCTCATTGCTGGGCACTCGAATAGGGGCGGGAAAACTGTTTCAGTGGGTCAGGGCCATAAATGGTTGGCTCACATCCACAGTTTCTCGCCGGGGGGGTAGTCGGGTTATTCGGCGGCTTTGGTAGCCAGTTCTTTTGCCAGCGCCTTGCGAGCGCCTTCCAGGCGCGTGCCCACACCAGCAGCGGCGTGCAACTCAGTGGCGCGTTCAAAGTGAGTGATGGCCTTCGTCCACTCCCTGGCGTCCAGTGCACGGATTCCAAGCAACTTGTGGTACTTGGCCGGGATCTGCTCGGTGAGCTGCCAATCGCCATCGACATGCGGCAGCAGGTCGGACACATACGGCTCGGGGCTGCGACCGGCCTTTTGCTCGGCCTCGGCCCACTCGATCACCGCATCGGCGACAAAGGTCTGCACATTGCGTTTGAAGCGCTCGGGCATCGGCTGGCCTTGTTCCATGGCGAAGTTCGCCAGGTCCAGGCCTGCTTCGAATTGCACCGTGTCGAACAACCAGACCAGGACCTGCATCACCACCGAGTTCGGGAAACTCAATCCGGAATCGCGGTAGCGCTGCACGTAGTCCAGGTACTTGGGTAACAGCTCGTCACGCTTGAGGAGCTGGCGCAATCCGTGGTTGTCGATCGCGCCAAGACGCTCGAGGTCCTGCGCCATTGCGTCTTCCATCAGCTTCAGGTGTTTCTTCGCGTTGGCAGGGCTGGACAGCGCCGTGTCGGACGAATAGGCCATGGGCTTGGCACCGGCGACAGCGACTGCTGGGCCTTCGGCGATCACGCGGCGCTTATGCGCCAGTGCCAGGCTCACGCGGTCACCAGTTCGACGTTTTCGGTCATGGCAAACTTCTCGAGCTGCTCGATCACATAGCCTTCATTTCGGCTGTTGTAATCCTCGACGCGGGAGCGTTTCGGGTTGTCGATGGTTTGCTTGCGCCAGCTGGAGTCCTGGAAGTAGATGGACAGGTTGTCGAAGCTGGTGACCACCACGGCATTGACCGGGAAGAACGGCACGCTAAAGCTCGGCAGACCACCATAAGTGGCGATGACCTGAGCCTCTTCAATGCGTTCTTTTTCGGTCGGAACATCGCCTTGCTTCGCATAAAGCTTGGCTTTGTCGGCGGCCAACAGATCGCTACCGATGATCGCGATCAGGTCGCCGCCATCGCGTAAACGCTCGTCGACCATCTGCTTGGTGTCATGCACCAGGGCATCAAGGTTGGCGTAGTCGCCACCCACACCCAAAGTGACCTTGCCGACCTCCAGACCTTGCTTCAGGACCTGTTCTGGGATCTGTTCGCGAGCGATCTGCAACCAGCCCTTGTTGACGTCCTGCAGCATAGAGTTGGCGACGATATCGCTCTGCGCGGCAGCACTGGTGCCATGGAAGCCGATCATGATGCGATCGAGCGCGATCTGTTTCTGCACAGCCGCGGAGTACTTCTGATGGAAGTCCGGGAACTTCGCCCAAGCGTCGATTTTGGCGTATGGCAGGCTGACGTCGGACTCGGTGGAAAACAGCTCGTAAGTGTTTTCGTCGAGCGCCGAGCCGTCCTTGGCTTCACGGTCGGTGGTCTTGGTGTTGGTGCGGCCAGTCACAGGACCGGCAACGCCCAGGAACACTTTCTGGCCCTTGATCTCGTCAACCGGCACGACGTTGATGCGCTGCAGGAAGTCCGACTTGGCAGTGATCGCCTCGTTCAGCTCTTGAGCGATTGTCGGCTCAACGGTGAACATTTTGCTCGCCAGCTCAACGCCGTAATTCTCGGCGATATCGAGCTGCATCTGCGCGAACATCTTCGCGCCATAAGCACTAAGGGACTGAGCCATGTTAGAGCACCCGCGGTTTGGTGTCGGTGGAGCCGATGGTTTTCGGCAGGACGCGACCAACTGAAGTGTTTTTCAGCGCACTGAACTCTTTTGTCAGCGCTGCCAATTGGGCGGCCAGAGTCTTGTTTGCATTGGCCTGGCTTTTGCTCTTGAACTCGGTTTCGGCGCTGGTCACGACCGTATCGACAGCCGCCTGCACGTCTTCGACCAGTGCCGCGTCGGGTTCAGGAGCTGCGGCGGCAGCGACTTCGATCACGGCATCCAGTCCTGCGACGATGATCAGGAGTTGATCGCGCAAGGCCTTGAGGGCCGTGCCGGTGGTTTCATCCATTTCGTTGTTCTCTTCGGGAGTTGTCGGGGTGGTTTTTTCAGGCACTTCGTCAATACCGAAGCGTTTGAACAGGCTGCTGAACATGCTGAAAATCTTGCCGATGTCGCCGGTTGGCTCGTCTTCTTTCAGCGCGCCGAGAGGCACGGCAGCGGCGTAATGCACAGGCTTACCGGTCTTACGGGAGAAGTAGAGTTCCTGGGTGCCGAGGCTGGCCGGGGAGTCGGTGACGGCCAAACCGGTCAGGTAGGCCTTACCGGTGTTGGCAAAGTCCGGGGTGACTTCGATGCTGGTGAACAGTTTTTCACCCTGGTCATTGAGATAAAGCAGTCGCTGGTTTGGCTTCAACTGGGCTTCCAGCGCCACTTGACCAGGCTGCAAATCTTCGGCGTCCTCAACCAGGCGCACGGCAAATACGGTGCCGTGAGCGCCTGGCCAGCGTTCGTGCTCACACCAGATCGTCGCCGTATAGGTGGCGGTGCTGTAGGTCTCAGCGATATCACGCAGTTCCTGGGGAAGGATTACGCGACCATCAACGGTCGGGCCGCTGGTGGCGACACGTTTCCAGAACGAAACAAGGGAACGGGGCATGGGCGATAACTGCGCTCAATCGGTGATTTGAGCCGCCACAATAGGGAGCCAACGAGCCCCAAACAAACGGTTAGCTTCCGCGTAATTCCTATTTTCACGAAATCGGATGAACGCGGATTTTAACCCCGCGTTCCCAGCGTTTTCGCCGCATAGACTGCGGCCATGCCATACGCCCCCGAACTAAAAGAAGCCGCCAAACGCCTCTATTTACGCCGCTGCAAGCCGCGTGAAATCCAGGCGCAATTGTCCCTGCCCAACATCCGGATCGTTTACTACTGGATCCGCCAGGGTGAGTGGGACGACATGCTGTCGGATGAAGAACCGCTGACTGCCGTCGGCCGGCGAATCACCCTGCTCCTGGACAAAGCCACGTCGCTGACTAAGGGCGACCTGGACGAGCTCGACCGATTGACCACGGTTCGCGAACGATTACTGAAGCAATCCGCGAAACCGGTGCCGGCGCCGGCGCCGATCGGAGATTCGCCGGCGGACGATGGTCAACGCCGAGAAGGAAGCCGCAACGAACGACGTGACAAAGGCGATCGCGGCAAGGGCGGGAAGAAGCGCGAGAAGAAAGCCAAAAACGAAGTCGGCGAGCTGACAGAAGTGGACTTTCTCGACAAGTTCATCAGCAAAATGTACGGCTATCAGAAGGAGCTGTTTGCCGCCAAACAGAACCCGCTGACGGCGCGGATCCGCAACATTCTGAAAAGCCGCCAGGTCGGCCTGACCTACTACTTCGCCGGCGAAGCGTTTATGGACGCGGTGCTCACCGGTGACAACCAGATATTTCTGTCGGCCAGCCGCGCCCAGTCCGAGATTTTCCGCAGCTACATCATCTCGTTTGCCCAGGAGTGGTTCGGCCTCGAGCTGACCGGAAACCCGATCGTGCTGAGCAAGGACGGCAAGCCATGGGCCGAGCTGCGCTTTCTTAGCACCAACAGCAGCACCGCCCAAGGTCACCATGGCCACGTCTACGTCGACGAATATTTCTGGATCCGCGACTTCGAGAAACTGAACACCGTCGCCAGTGCCATGGCCACCCACAAGAAGTGGCGCAAGACCTACTTTTCAACGCCCAGCGCCGTGTCGCACCAGGCGTACCCGTTTTGGACCGGCGAGAAATTCCGAAACAGCAAACGTAAAAACGCCAAGGATCCGTGGCCGAGCGAAGCCCAAGCTGCGGCTGGCTCGCTGTGCCCGGACGGGCAATGGCGCAAGGTCATCACCATCCTCGACGCCATTGCCGGCGGCTGCGATCTGTTCGACCTCGAGCAGCTGCAGCTGGAGTACGACGAGGACAAATTTCAGCAGCTGTTCATGTGCAAGTTCATCGACAGCACGCAGAGCGCCTTTTCCCTGGCCGACCTGGAGCGTTGCTATTCCGACCTGTCGTTGTGGGCCGACTACGACCCTGACGATCCGCGTCCATTTGGCAACAGCCCGGTGTGGATTGGCTACGACCCGAGCCGCACCCGCGACGATGCCAGTTGCGTGGTCATCGCCCCGCCGCTCGAGGACGGCGGCAAGTTCCGGATCCT